GGGCTATCACCCTATTGGTACTTCCGAGGACAATCTTGTTGGCTCCGGAAAGAGTCAATTCATACCATCAAAGATTCATGGATTAGCGTATCCCGTTACGCATAAACCCGCAAAATTGCGCACTTTCAAGAATGATGATGGTGAGCGAGTAGACCCTTTGCATAGATGTGAAGTAACACCAGCAGAGAATTGCGTTGATGAAGAAATTATGGAATCTATTGTGGATAATATGCTCGATAATGTTACCATGTATCCGGACAAAACTAACACACCACGACTGTTGACGCTGGAGGAAGCAATAAACGGTGTTGACAACGGAGGCGGCAGTTTGCATCCTTGGATAGGTGCCATGGAAATGAAGACATCAGCTGGGAAACCATTTATTACACGTAAACGAGAGAAGAAAGGCAAACTCGATTTGTTTGAGTTTACCAATGGTAAGTACCACATGCGTGAAGAATTGCGAAAAGAGTACTTAAAATTGCGAGCCTCTATAACAGCTGAGACTGAAGAACCAACAACATGGCCAGTCTTTACAGATGTTAAAAAGGACGAACTACTGATAGCAGCGAAAGCCGATGCGGGAAGAACTCGAATATTTAATGTGGGGCCCGTACATTTTAATATCATCTGCCGAGAATACTTTGGTATTTTCAATGCGCATATTATGGCGAATCATAATGATGGTGAAGTTAAAGTGGGCTTGAACGTACACTCAGATGAATGGCGTATATTTTACGAACGATTGATACGCTATGGAGACCCCGACGACGTGCGCTTTTTAGCAGGCGACTGGAGTGGATGGGACAAATCTTTGCCCTACCAATTTTGTATGGCGTATATTTATTTGGCTGATAAATGGTACAATGATGGACGCACGCGAGAACGAGTGCGTATTGGGCAAATGATGTTTAGTTCTTTCCGCCACAATGGTGACCAGTTATATCGAGTTTATGGTTCTCTACCTTCCGGCATAATCATGACTGCGGTTGGAAATTCGATTATTAACATGGCCTTGTCCCGGTATGTTTTTATAAGATGTGTAGAAGAACATCTACAAAACTGGAAACTATGGTCCAAGATTTTTCAAGAAAATGTGCGTTGTGGCTTTTATGGAGATGATGCAATTTACACTGTCACAAGAGCATATGCCAACATGTTTAACATGCACAAAATAGCACAGTATGGCGAAACTGTGGGAATGAAATATACATCGCCAGACAAAAGTTCGGAATTGCCAATAGTCATGAGCGAGAAAGACGTTACTTTCATAAAACGTAAGTTTACTCATTATGAAGGTTTGGTTTTAGCTCCCCTAGAGTGGGTGAGCCTTTGCAACATGTTAAATTGGCAACGAGCAGATATGGAAGCGGCTGAAGCTTTGAGAGCTACTTTTAATTCTTTTCAATTCGAAATGCTTCATTATGGTCACATACAATACACTGAACAGGTCACTCATGTACGCCGCGTCATCCTTGAAAAGGGTGTGTGGGTTGAATATAAAGATTGGTCTCGATTATTCAGTGAGGTATGGGGTCATTTTGCGACACTCTCCTATGTAGACAAAGATACACGCGTAGTCAACATATTAGATGCCGCTGTTGACGCAAATATACATCATGTTCGCGAAATACGCCGCAAGCCCAGTGGCAAAACTGATTATGTAGATTGGTGCCCCTCCTACCTATCCGAAACATCAAAACAACCAGGGGGGAAAAATTTAGCACACCATGTGTGTTCAGCGTGTAAGAAGATTGTTCTGGCAGT